GATTTCTAGGGCTTTACGAGTGATCATATCAATGGTTAAGATTGAGTTTGACATGATATTTCCTTATATAAAAGTTAGCGGTGTTTCGCTTCCCATGCCTTAGCTTGTCTAGCTCTTTCAGCAGCAATCCAATCAGACGTTGACATTGTTTTCATTGACCTAGGGTCAGTCGTGTCGTACGCTGGTGAACCGTTACCTTTAGCCGTGACAGGCGAAATAGGCGCAGGTGCGCTAGTTGTTTTCTTAATCACCGGCTCGTTAGCGATTTTTGCTTCAAGTCGGCCAATTTCTTTAGCTTGTAAGATTGGAGGCAACTGAGCAATCCGGTCAGCTTCCTTAATATTAGTCCCTAGGTAATAAGCCAGTTCGGGGCCAACATCAGATGACTGAATGGATTGGGCCATCACGTCAGTAATAGGTACACTGGGGTTATATGCAACTTGCTCGAAGTCATCATACTTAGCACGGGCTTCTTCTTCTCTGTCGTGGTAGGTCTCTAAGATTTCACGCTGTTGCTTTTGACGATCTCTTTGCTCAAGCAGTTGTTCAGCTTTTTGCACGGCCAATGCTTCGGCGTATGCTTCTACTGACTCAAATTGCTCTGGTGCAGGGAGGTCTCTAGGCGTCGCAGGGGTTGAAGCCTGTGCAGCTCGTTCTCTTTCCCATTTACGCTGTTCTCTTGCCAAGCGTTTGCCAATCGCAGCATCAAGTTCCTCTTGCGAGAATGTCTTGCTTGCTTCTGCTGGCTTTTCTTCCGACACTTCTACTTCTTGTGCTACAGTTTCAGGAGCTGTCGTAACTTCTTCGGCTGGCGCGGGTACTTCCGCTAATACTTCTACTTCTTGATTATCACTCATTTTGTTTCCTTAGAAACCCAGGTAAGCTGTACCAGTACAGTTTGTGTAGCTATAGATAATAGCTAATGTTAATTTTAGCAGTAGCTGCTTGCTGTATAAATTGAATCTTGTTTAAGTCACCATCATATTGCAAAGGAACGCCGATAGCAAGTGGCATACCTACAGAGGCTGTTGGTGCTGTACCATCATCACGCCACCTTACGGCTGCGCCTTCAGCAACAATTAAAGCAAATACTGGTTTTTCTGCTAAACCACCTGGCGTTGTTTGCGGGACGGTTAGTCCAGCAGCAGAGCTAAGTGATGTAACTTGTTGGTAGCCCATACATGATGTTACGGCCTTTAAATTCATTGACATGTTAAAATCTCCTTGGTTGGGTGAATGATCTAAGTGCATACGTATATTCTACAGCACTAATAATCGGAGGATCCCCAAAAACCCACCCGCTATTGTTTCCTTCATCGACGTTATTACTGCTCCATAATGCGTTCCATGTAGCGCCGCCCGTAGCAACTATATCTTTAATGGATAAATAAGTTGCGTTTACTGTACCTGATGCTTGCGTCAATGTAGCTTGTGTGCCAGGCGTAGTGGACTGCAAATACTTCTGATTTGTACCTGATGTAGCAAAAGCGCCTGTGGTCGATGTTGCGCTGGCTTTTAATTGCACCGTACCATTAGTAATAGTAAACGCTCTTGTAGAGCCTTGTGTTAACGCATCTTGAAATGCAAATGTACCGCCAACGCCATTAAATATAATTGGAAAGTCTAATGTTTTTCCCGCAGTTGTAATTAATTGAGTACCTGTTGTACCTAAAAATGTTATGGCAGCTGTACCTGCGGTCAATGTCATTCCGCTAACAAATTTAACACTACCGGATATTCCCATAATGTTATTACTAAATGTTCCAGTAAATCCAGTAAAATCAATATCTTTAAATTGATAGTTTAAAGTAACAGTATCGGATCCAGCGCTTACATTAACTGATATTGCATTTGCCGTTGAAGTACCTGTTGTTGACCCGTGATAAATTAATCGAGTCCCTGTGCTACCGCTATACGTAGCATTAACAGTTGGCGTACCTAAATACGTAAAATTTGTAGCAGTTTGAAAATTCCATATTTGAGCTGCATTACCAGTCAATGTAATGTTGCCACTTTTAAAATCAATAACTCTAACATTGCTATTAGATGAGCTAAATAGTCCTGTGCTTAATGTCCGATTGTTTATGTGTAAATCGCCAGCAGTCAAAGTAAACGCGCGAGTAGAACCCATCGTCAGATTGTCTTGTAGCTGTAATGTAGCGCCTGGGTTGTTTTGAGTAACAGGCTGATCTATAGTTTTACCATTTGTAGTTAATGTTTGTATTCCACTAGTCGCAATAAAATTTGCTGTTGTTGTAGAGGCAGAAAGTGTCATTCCGCTAGATAAGGTTACATTTCCATATATATTTGCGCCTATTTGGGCTGAACCACTAAAACCTGTAAAGTTATAGTTTTTTATTACTTGGTCAGCAAAACCGTATGTAATAGCCCCACTTCCAGCAGTAATGCTAATATTTAAAGCATTAGCTTCTGTTCCACCAGAGCCTATTCTTGGCGTGTCAATTCTTCTATTATTAGCACCTGCGTAAGTAAATTCTATTAATGATGCTCCAGTATAGGAAAAATTAGTCCCTGTTTGCATCAAAAATTGAACGCCGCCGCTTCCATTGACAACAATTTTACCTGTACCAAATGCAATAGACCTAGCATTAGCATTATTAGAGTTAAATATAGCGCAATTCCAAGTATTGTTATTTAAATTTATTGCGCCTAAAGTAAAATCAAAATTCCATGTGTTAGTAAAATTAGCGCCTAAAGTTATGCCTAAAGTAGAACTATTAAGCACGACTGTATATGCAGCTGCGGTAGCCGCTGTTGTACAAGTGCCAGTGCCTGAGCTAACGTCAAAGTTTACCGTATCTGTAGATAATGGAGGGCCAAAACCACTAGCGCCGCCTGAAGCATTAGACCAATTAGCGGTAGATGAATTATCCCAAGTGCCGTTACCACCAACCCAATAATATGTAGCCATTTTTAATCCTTATGGTTGAATAGCAATTTGTTGAGGTACGCCTGTCGGAAAAGCGGCCATTAACCGTAATTTACCAGCGCCATTATCCTCAATATATAGCCTAGCGGTTCCTGCTGGAGATACGCCTGGCGCGGATGGGACTGACGAAATTTGCATATATGGGTTTGTCCCAGTAAAAGCAAACCCTCGTGGGGATGAAAGTTCTAACGGTAAAAACGCATTTGAATTAAAATATTGACCATTAATTAAATCCGTTTTTACATTAGAATTTGATATTACTTGTCTATATTCTTCCGTTGAACCGTATTGCAAAGAGTATATTTGTTGTCCGCCAAAAACATACTCTAAATTCCCGTATGTACCGTTATTTGTAATGCCGCCTAAAATTTCTACTCTTATTAATTGAGTATAGTCAGCACCTGCACCTATTAATACATTGTCTAATCTACCGTTAAGAATTGCCGTTTGCCTACCTGAATTTATTGTTAAATTAATTGGTCTGCCAGGTAAAACAGTGTTGTATGAAGGCGGAGCTGGGGGTAAAAACCCTCCTGATCCATTACCTTGTACAACAGGATCAAAAATAAGTGCGCCATTTTCAAGCCAAGGATTTGTAATGTTATTATAGCTACCTTTTACACGCATACCGGCTGTAGTGCAAGTTTCACCGCCGCAAGTAATTAATGTACACCCGTTAGCTGCATCTATATCCCACCCGATATTTGCTCTTTGTCCACGACAAGTAATCCACGTATTTTCTTGAGTAGCCGCAAATATACTTCCGTAATCATTTTCGCCATTACCAATCCACCAACCGCGGCCTCCATGTGATGCACCGGATTCTTCAATGGTGTCGCTAATACAATTGATAAATGTATTTAGATAAGTATTTCCAGCTACACGAAATGCAGTAAATCCAGCCCCAGTGCTTTGTGGTATTTTAATGTCAATATTTGTAAAATTACAATATAAAGCAAAAGTTATCCAAAATGCAACGGTTGTGTTGACGTTTCCTGTTATTGAAAAATCTTTATATATTTGATTCCGAGTGTAAGTAGTTTGCACCCCAGCATCTTTTGAATATAATCCTACACCTGAATGTGTTAACTTAATTATTGTCGCTGTCGGGCCTTCGCCAGCTATGCTGCCATTTTTACCAAGATATATAGTTTGCGAAACAATATAAGTGCCAGCTGGGAAATACACAATTTTATTTTGTGATTCGTTAAATGCAGTTTGAATAGCTGTTGTATCATCGGTTACACCGTCACCAATAGCGCCAAAATCTTTAACGCTTACACTATCTCTTAACCTAGATTCTACAGTTCTAGTTAATTCGGCTGTACCCGTACCTGACCCTACGCCAGTAGCAGTAAAATAAATACCTACTGTATTGCTTACCGCGCCGACTGATTGAAAGTTGGTTGAGCCAATAAAGGTAATTAAATAGGTCTGACCAATAATAAAATTACCGGCTGTTATTGATGCACCTTGCTCATACGCAATAGATGCGGCGTCGTTAACTAATGGCGGTAAGGCTGCTGAAGGAATGTTGTCGTACGTGCCAATAAGCGTACCGGTTGAGGTTTTAACTGTAAACTTATAGCCTTGACCGTAAGTTAACCATATCTCGCCTGTAGGCACTCTGCCTGAAGCATCAAGCACAATAGGATTAGATAGCGCAGTAGCCCCTGTATTGCTTGTGTAGGCCGCTAGTGGCGTTGTAGTACCCGCACCATATGTGTATACCAACCCGCCGGACAACATTACGCCATTATTGTCAAAGAATTGAGCGCCTGCACCAGCAAATAATGATAAGGTAACTGCCATGTTAAGCCCTTAAGCTAAAAAGCGTAATTTATACAAGGTTGATAGGTACAACGCTATTACTTCGTCAATTAAATTCTGTATAGGAGAATCTGTTTCGTCGCATATCTTATAACGATCCGCTTCAATTTCTTCTAGCTGATTTTGTAAAAAGTCAATGACGTTAGTAGTTTTTTTAGCTGACTGAAGCGAAATAGGCCCCATCAAACCATGACGGCCTTGATAGGCTTCAGCAAAACTGTCTGCTAAGTCAATTATACTCTCATAAAACTTTTGCAGAGCCTTATGTTTAGAGTAGCTTCTAGTATTTAGATGGACGGAGTGTGTCACGTCTCTAGCTAAGAATAGTATTCCTACAAAGTCACAGGCTTTCATTGTAATTGTCCTTCGGGTGGCATCATTGGTTGTTCAGGTTGCATTTGTTCTTCAGGCATCATGCCTTCAGGCTGTTCCATCATTTCGTCAGGCATTTCTCTGCTTGGTGATTCGCCAATTAAGTCGCCACTATCCATCATGCCATGTACTGTACCCATTACTATGTCTTGTATTTGCTCAGGTGTCATACTCGCCTGCACAGCGCTAATACGTTTAGTCTCAGCGTCGTATGCTTTAATGTTAGCCTCTTGTTCTTTAATAGCCATGTCTTGCGCTTCCATAGACTTGCTGACGTTTTGCAACATACCGTGCAATTGGTCTAACTCTTGGCCCATCGCTTCAAGTTGTTGCTGTGCAGCTTGCAATGCTGGGTCTTCATCGGCATCGCTTAGTAGTTTAGGATCGATAGTCTTAGCAAAGCGTTTAGCCATCTCTTGTGCGCCAGGCCAGTCCATGTTTTTAACGAATAAATCGCCAGCCACTTGCCACAATTGTGGGTTGCCTTGCAATAGTTGGCTCATAGCGTCTAGTGACTCTTGACGTTTAGTCATGTAGCTTGGGCCAGTCGATACGCATACATCGTACTTACCAACGCTAGGATTGTAGATTTTTTCAATCACAATGCCTGACTCATCAACAATTTTCTTAACTGGCTCGGCTTGTGATGGGTTAATTTTAGCCCGTTTTACTTCGCCATCTATGCCAATAATACGAGCAATACGTTCTGTATCGTAAATTTTAGGTATCATGTCCACTAATTGACGTCCACAGTGACGTATAGCACGGGCTAAGTTGTCAACGTAATGGTATGTGCCTGTGTCGCCTTGTTTTTCACGCGCTAAGATGGCTCGGCCTGAGCGTTCGTTACTTGTAGCCCCTAAACTGGAGTCGTATTGACCAGTTGAGGACTTAATATCGTCAGATGCACCGGCTTTTGCCTGTAATAGACCGCTAGACGCCATAGGCGGTTGAGCGCGTTGTGGTAATGGCAATACAGCGCCAGCACCGTCTGTTACATCAGGGTTAACTTCTAAATACGGCCAGTTGGTCGTGTTAGCAGTCTTCCATTGTTGTTCGTAACCCTCAAATTGACCGCCGTAACCTATGAATGGCGCTTTTGGTGCCAATGCCAACATCTCGGCTTCTTGTGAAACCCAATAGTTGTACATACGTTGTGCGTCTTTTGCGTTACGAATCAAGCCTGACACGTATAAACGGCCATCAACCTCGTATTCGTTACCTACAACACGTATAACAGGTATAAATTTACCTGCCCATTCTTGTTCTTCTAGCACTTCAAAGCCGTTAGTTTTGAGCCATTTGACCCGCTTAACGTCTGCCATGCGTGATTTAAGCGGTTTTAAGCCTAAAGCCTTCAATTCTTTGTCGTCACGGCTGCCTTCTACGGCGCTCATGTTGCCCTGGTATAGATTTAGCTTAGTTGGCGTATGCTCGTAGTAAAAATACTCAGCAATACGCACTGTGTTCTCAGTTAACCACTGACTTAGAGAGGAGTCGCCCACACCTTGCTGCATCATGGACGAAATTGGCGCGGCATCAGGGAACTGACGCTCGTATTCCGCCTTTGTCATGTCTTCTGTGACAAAACACCACTCAGCATCGCTGCCGCATGGGTCTTGTATTGTAGGATCCATATAAACGCTAAAGGAATTGCGGATGCGGCCAATGTATAGGTCTTGGTCAAATGAATTGTCGTCGCAATATTTAGTGAGTACACGGATGTAGCCTTCACCGTAGGTGACTTGGTTTTCACATGCTGTGTCGTATGCGACATCTGCATCTGAAATATATTCAATATGCCTAATTACACCCTCGAATATCTCCGCGACCTCTACGTCAGCGTTATCATCCACAGGGATTACCTTCACCGAAGGTCGATTTTGGCGTTGTTCATTAGTAACTTGATGAACATGTTGCGGTAACTTGTTGATTGTTAAGCAAGGTCGTGCGTTGATGGTTTGACCTTGAACTGAGCCACGGGTAGCCAGTACGTCCGCAGGCCATTGCCACTGATTGTCGGGGGAACCTGCCTCAAAACGTAAGTCGTCAAGCTCGTCTTCACGGCTTTCTGAATACGCAGAAACCGCCATAGTAAAGCGGCTTCGCATCGTTGCAAGCATGTCTTTTTTGTCGTTTGGCTTATTAGCGCCTTCTGCGACAACCCCAACGGTGGTCATATCATCATTCATCGATCACTCCAATAACATCTTTTTCGTTCATAAGAAGATAGTCTTCGTCTTCGTATTTAAACTTCTGTCCTGAATACTCACCGAACAGTATTGTGTCACCTACTTTAACTGTCATCGCTCTGACCGTACCATTATCTAATATGGCGCCTTGGCCTGCTGCAACAATCACACCTTCAAACTTCTTATCAGCTTGCTTGGCCAGTACGATGCCACTGGCTGTTGTTAGTTCTTCTTCGTGTTGTTTTACTACAATTCGTTCACCGAAAGGTTTTAATTTCATTTTTTGCCTTTTTTAGTTGATTCACGTTTTACACTGTAGGCGATGGCCACAGCTTGCGCTGGCTTTTTACCAGCATCTATTTCAGCCTTAACATTAGCACGGAAAGCCTCTTTACTAGGGGATTTTTTTAGTGGCATAGTTAACTCCCCATCCATGAACTTGATGCTCCGCTACCAGTAGCATACGACTTACGTGGAGCTTTGTCAACATATTCACGATGGGCTACAGGGAACGCAAATGTCACGCATAGCGCGTCGGCTGCGTCCGGGCTTGCCATGCCCCTGGCCTTCATCTCTTTCTTACCTTCTAAGAATATCGTCCCGCTGCTGTTAGGCTTTTTCATCGGGCCTGTCAAGTCCGATTTTAATTTTCTATCCTCCGGTATGCTGGCGCTGCGTAACCACTCCCGCATTGCGCCCCACATCTCGGCCCGCTTGTTGCCCCACATTATCGAGTTCTTAGCCCGTGACCCAAAGTTTACACCGCGCACCTTGTACCGTTGCTCGGTTAGCCTGTCCAATATGCCGTACCCCAGTCCGCCCTCGTCGATGACGGTCATCACTGGTTTAAATTCTTCTATGGCCTCGATCACCCGACCAACGACAGTCATTGTGTCCTCGCCCTGATAACGCTTAATAGCAACGATATCCCGCCCTTGACGGACAACGATGACCGTGCTGTCTGCGCCCCCGCGTGCTGGATCCACCCCGATAACGATAGGCGCAGACGTATCCTTATATCTCTCACGTTTGAACGCGTCCTCAACGAGTGTCGGGCTGATAAACTGGTCTTCGCCTGACGATGGAAACTCACCGTAAACCTCGACCCGCGCCTGGCTACTGTCTTCACCATACTCGGCAATAATCTGTTCATATACCGCTTTATCCGTGTCCTCGACCTGCCGCGCGTCAATTTGTCTGCCATGCCAAAAGTCCCGTTTAGAGTTAAAGCACTCAAAGAAGTAGCCTTGGTTGCGACGCGGGTTGCTGAACGCGAACCAATACCGGTCTAGTATGTTCTCTGTAAAGAAGCCCGCGCCCACTGACCATATCGTGTCAGGTATACCGCTTGCCTCGTCAAATATCAACATCATCCCGTCGTGGTTGTGGACACCCGCGTACGAGTCAGGATTCTCTTCACTCCACAGCTTGCCCTCTGCCGCCCAGTACCGCGTACCCTTTTTCAAGTCACGCTCGACTAGCTCGCACACCCATTTCGCTGGCACCAGCTTGGTAGCCGAGATCTCCCACCAGTGTGAGTTTATTATCATGGCCTGCCACTTAGTCAGCTCACCCCAGGTGACTGACCGCAGTTGGCTTTCACTGTTGGCGCTGACGACAACACTTGAGCCTATCCTTGTTGATAACATCCACATTATGAGCCAGCTAACGAGGGCCGACTTACCAATACCCCGTCCGCTTGAGACCGCCTCTCGCAGTGTCGACATGTCGACCTGCCCTTGGTTCTCTTTTATGTGCTTGCCGATTGTTCTTAAGACGTCGCGCTGCCACTGACGTGGCCCTTTGAACTTAGCCAATGGCGTGTTGGCCTGGCCCCACGGGAACGCGAACAGCACGAACGCTTCAGGGTCGTCCGCAACACGCGGATCCCACAGCCGTGACATGA